CTCCGAAGTTTTTGTGTCGTTTCAACTTCTCGGCTAAAATCCACCATTCGGGACCGTGCGGATTAATTCCAATACACACATCAGTATCCAAATGATTTTCTTTCATGTAGAAAACCACATCACCAACAACCATAATAGTCATTATCAGATGTGATAAACTACCGACACAAAAAATCCGGGTTTTTCCTTCATAAACACGCTTAAGATCACGCGTTTCATCCTTCAGGCAAGTTGAGACTACATTCTTGAGCTCAAAACCTGCTTTCATAGCAACGAATAATTCGTTGACTCGATTTCGGAGGATAGGGTTTATCCACGCGGGTTCAGTTTCAGTAGCTTTACGCCACAACTCATCCCGGGATTTAAAACCTTCGACTTTAAAGTCGAACCCTATCGAGGCTTGCATGTCCAATTGTTGAATTGCTTCTTCAATTGTGTACATGCGAAATTTTCGCTTAGTGCTGGGAAAGAATCCTGCGAAGGCTACTTCAGGTTGTTCTTCAAACAACTGTTGCATCCATCGGGGAAATAATCTTCGCGGAGCGGACACCATCTTGATCAACCCTTGTTTAAGGGGCTGACGCAAAACTGGTGTACACTCTCCAGTGATTTCGTCTTCGACGTCAACTGTCATCGGCTTAAGCATAGCCGGAGCTACCGTTATCGGGTAAATTGGTTCCATGGTTAGGTCTCCTTGGAAGACTGATGCCTCTATTTTAGTTTCAGTAGGCATAAAATCTCCTTTAGGAAGAGACCCCAACGACACCAATCTGCCGTCAAAATTTTGCTTGCGTTCAGGGGTAGGATTTCGAACACAAGGTGGAATATAAACTCCTTGATTAACAACTTTATTACTTCCTTGCATATAAGCAGTCTTCTGCGCTTCATCTTCTAAATAGATGGGCAAAAACACAGACTGCGAATTTGCAAGAGCACAATGTAAACCAAGAATTTTAACTACACCAGATTCGGTAGTGGTAACGTACGGAAGACCGCAATCACCATTTTTCGATTCCATTCCAGTGGTGACAAAATGCTCACCAAGGTGTAGATTAAAGGGTTTGTCGTTGGGAAGTTTCGCTTTGAGAGTTTTATGTTCACCTCTCGCGGCGCCTTTGCCAAGAGCGTATCTATGAGTGACCTTTCCACCACTCTTGATTCTATGAATTCTTGCGATTTCATGAGTACCAAGAATAGTGTCAAAGTTCTCCTGAGAAATTAAATGCCGTTTAAGTGAGGGCATACTGTTAAAACCTTTTCCAAGGTCAAACCATGCAAGATCGCGCGGGGTGGGGTCTAATTGAACACTAAGTTCGGAACGCTGAAGCGTATGTAAAACCTCATCTCCATTGCGAATTTCCATGTGGGACCA